CCAAGTAAGCCTTCCCAAAAATTAGCACCAAGCTCACCCGCCCCTAAAGCGAAAATCTTGATAGGTAGTTCAAGCGGGTTTTTCTTCCACTCGTCAAAGAACTTCTGAATGTTCTCTTTAGCCTTTTTGATGCTATTCTCAACGGCTTTTCCGAGGAAATCATATCCAGGGAGTTTAAGATTTTTCAGGTTAGAGTTCTGACCTTTGCTTGCGCCGCCGCCCGCACCTGCGCCAGTGTTAGGGTTAAAGACATTCAGCTCGTCGATTCCGAGCATATAGTCCTTCATTTTCTTTGCGTTCTTTGCAGCATTACCCGTAGCCTTGACTACATCATTATAAGGCTTTGTGTTCTTTGAAATATCGGTACGGTCTTTCATGTCCGGCAATTCAAAGCCCATAAGGTTAGCAAGTGACTGGAAAGCCTCTTTTGCCAACTGTGCAAATGCAGACAGATAAGGCAACGTCTTGTTGAGTATCGGAATAAATATATTTCCGAGTGCCCTTGAAGTCATATCCAACTGTTGCTTAAACACGTTCATTTGGTTTGCAGGATCGTTTAAGGCACGCGCGTAATTGCCTTGTACCTGAGTTACCTGCGTCATCAACGCAATATAACGCAACTGGACTTTCTCCTGTTGCGTCAACTGATTGAAGTTTACGATCTTGTGTTTTGTATTTTCGTCGGTAGCAATCGTGTTAGCCTTGATTGCTCCCGTTTCTTCGTCAATGGAAAAGGTCTGCTTGCCGTAATTAGCGGGATTCTTCGCTATATCAACAAGTTTACTCTGTGATAAGTCATAACCTAACTTACGAATAGGCTCTAACCTACCCGACAATGCAGCCTTTAATTTATTTGCGGCTTCATCGTTCGTAATGCCGTAGAATGACGCTATGTCATACGTCAACTGCGTGATGTTCTGCGACATATAGGCGGCTTTGTCGCCCGTAACGCCGAAACCTGTAATGAGGGTTTGGAAAATACCCTGTGTTTTCTGCCAGCTCGCTATGTCAATACCAAGCGCGTCGCTTACCGCTTCACCGTACTTTGTCGCATTATCGGCATACTCGCCAAGCGATACGGTAAACATATTCAGGCTCTTTATATAAGTTGCTGAGTTTGCAACGCCATCTGCTATTACGCCCGATAACTTTCTGAACAAAGCAATCACGGCGGTAATTCTTATCGCCTGTGTTAAGAATGATCCTGAAAGTTTATTAATACTTGTTGCAGCCGATTTTGACGCATCGCCAGTCTGCTTTATGTCAACAGATACCTTCTTCGATTTAACCTTACCGAGTTCCGTGCTTAATCTGCTTAACGAATCAATAAGTTTATCGACGTTTTCAGTCGAGGTCTTTGAGGTTATGTCTAACTCTAATGCGTCAATTTTCTCGGAAGCCATAGTATTACTCCTTACCGAACTTCTTGTTTATTATCATCATTTGGGATTGCATATAAGCAAAACCTTTGTCGGCAACGGCTTTTGATTCAGCGTCAGCATCGTTTTCTTTATCACCGAATATCGGAAACGGCTTATCCAGGTACGGCTCTGCTTGTGGGTGTTTATTGAACGGTATAAGCAACGGCGCTGCTCTACATATCGCCTGATAAACATATAAGCCCATTTGCCACATATCCTGATTCTGCTGTTCCAACCTCATCTTGTATGCCTTACGATAGGCAATAACAAGCGTGTGATCTTCACGGTAAAATTCGTTGTAGGTCATACCCATAGCGAGGTATGCCGGAAACGCTTTATCAAATATCTCACGGCAACTGTCAGGGGCGGGGGTATCGCTATCCCCGTCCCCGACGTTTTCTACCGTTGAGGACGGTATCGCCGTTATGTCACCGTCCACTTTATCGCGTTTTTTGAGTTTTCCTCGTCGAAAAGGGATTCGATAGGCGCATTATAGAGGTCTATCAAAGTGTCGAGCAGTTTGTGATTGTCAACTCTTTCAAGAAGTGCGTCTCTTTCCGCGAAAGTGAGCGTGCCGTGATGTGCAAAGAACGCACCGCGCCACAACTGAGTAACTGCCGTCATAGGCTTTTCATAGACTTCGGCTAAAACGAAGCCCATGCCCTCGGTTTGAATCATCGTTTCTCTTGTGAAAGCGAGTGTGTATTCCTTGCCGTCTGCTGTGAATCTAAGTTCTGAAATTTTCTTTTCCGTGTTTTTTTCTTCCATAAGTAATACCGTCCTCAAAAGTATTTAGTGTTTTGCCCTATCAGCTTGCGCTGAATGTGATTCCCGTTGTAGGGATAATGCCGACCTTCATTTCAGCCACTTCGTCAACGCCCTTGCCAACAAGTGTAACATAGGGATAGCCCTTGAAAGTGAACTTACCGTTGTGTCCGTCGGGTGTACCTGCGTTGTCTCCGAACCAAATACCAAAGTTGGATTCTGTACCTTCCTTGCCCTTGATCGTGTTGTATGTGGTGGCATCGTAGTTAGCAGTAAATTCAAGATTACCGCCATTGTCCTTTACACCAGGAACGTACCAATGCTGCCCGTCAGTCAACGTTGTCGCCTGTAAGTTATTAGGCGGCGCGACCATATCAGGGTAGTCTTTAATATCGAGCAGTTTTGCCCAAGTAAGTGTTCCCGACCCTGTACCTTCCATAAGGTATGTGCCAATCGTGGAAATTGCCATTTCGTTTTACCTCTACTTTCTTGTGAAAATATTTCCGTCTTTATCCACGGTAGCCGTGAATGTGGCGGTAATCCTGTAATAGGAATTGTTGTTGCTGTTTGGTCTGCAAGAAACCAACTTGAAGTTTAAGGGTGTGAGCGTGTCTATCACTATCTGCATGATAGCCTCGGATTCTGTTTTCTTGCCGTTATTCTTATTTGAATAAGAATCAACCGTCAGGGTAATGTCACGGAAATTATCGGCTTTTGAACTGTCGTGCATACCGTTCGTCATTCCGTCATCAGACATGACTATTGATATGCAAGGGAACTCGGCGGGCGAGTAGATAACGGCGTTTGAAATATTGCACTCGGAAAACACGGCAAGAACCGCGTCTGCTGCAAGTGTGAAGATTTCTCTTTCGATCTCAAACATATTCATAAGAATATACCTCTAACTATCTCAGGGATCATCGGCTTCAAATCCTGTATTGCGTTGTATATCGGCATATACGCGGGCGTACCGCGTGATATGAGATTGTGTGCAACGAACCAGTAAGGCTGTAAGCCATGCCCCTTGCCGTAACTTCCGATTTCCGTGTTAAACTGTACTGCTTCGGATAGCGGATTGCCTGTACCTGCGTGATAGATACCTGCGCCAAATTCAACGAAAGCAACTTCCGATTTTTCCATAAGGCTTTCAACGTAAACCGTGTTTCCTTTGGCATAAGAAGCGATAATATCCTTTTCCGGCACTTCTTGATGTGTTTTTAGGTCTATCAAGTCGTCCGTATAAGGTATAGCCGAAAGATTATTGCTTATAAGTTCGGCAAGAACTTTGGCAACTTCTTCTTCGGCAAGTTTCGCTTTGCGTTCCCACTCTTTCTTGACGGCTCTTAATTCCATAATAGCCTTATCAACTGACTGTTTATCAAGAGCCTCAATCCGAATGGTTTTCACGATACATTGACCTTCCTTATCGCAACATTCACGAAGTTTAACGACGTTGCCACCTTGACTACGATGTAGTCATACGGCGTTTCCGTCTTGCCCTGTTTGTCAAAAACGGGCATTGTATCAACCCAAAGCACCGAGCCTACTTTAAGGTAATCCTCGCCCAAATTGAGCGTGATTACCTTATCGTAGATTTCGTTTGCACCAAAAAGCTGCATCTCAGCCGTCCCATTTGCGGGCGTGATAACTCCCTCTTTTGCAACGGGATCAGAATAGGTATTGATTTTTTCCGTATAGTTGCCGTCTAAACCCTTCCCCATTGTAGTTCCGAGCAAAGACGCATAGAAAAAACCTCGCCTGTTCCTTGTCATCGTCCGCATATCAGAAGCCTCCAACCTTTGACGTTATCCTTGCTCTCAAAGAGACAGGAATATCGGCAACCTCAAAGCTACGGTGCGTACCCGCTTCGATATGCAAAGTTTCACCTTCCGCGCCACGCTTATTGAGCATATAAAGAGCAATCTCTATCTGCTCGTAGTCGTACTTTTCGGGCATAGTCTCCGAGCCGTTACCAAACGGGAAAGCGATGTTTATTACCGCTTTTTCGGCTGCGGCAAGATAGGCGTTGGCAACCTCGTCCGATGTTGTATCTTCGGGATCAAGCATTTGCTTTAATACTGTCAACTTTTCTGCGTCCGTCATGTTGCCAACTCCTTCCTCTTACTTCACTTATCGGACTTCTTTGTGTCCTCTTTCTTTTCGGCTTTTTCAGCCTTGACCTTCTTCGGGTCAAACTTTTCAGCCTTGTCTTTTGTTACTACGATCATAAGCGTCACCTCACTCTGCAAGCGTCAATCTGTCAAGATTGATGTAGGTTGTGAACTTCTTGCCCGTGTTATCCGTCTGAACAACGCGGAGCTTCGTACCGAACTGATCTTCAACCTTGATAAGAGCGGAATAGTCGTCAGAACCCAACTCTACGAGATTCTTGATACCTACCTCTGTCTTAACAGCAG